GTGTCTTATCCGTTTCAAAAAAACGGCCTCCTTTGACTAAATTGCAGTTTTGGCACAATTGCCTCAGATTCCAGATTTCATCTCCTCCACCGAGCCGTTTAGGTATCACATGATCAATGTGCATTGGGCCTTCTGTCTGCCCACATGTTTGGCAGCTTCCATCTCGCTTCAACACTAGCTCTCTTAGCTTACGCCAACGGCTGGTGCTGCCACCTTTCCAGTTGTTTGACATCAATGCCACCCATGCTTCTTCCAATGAGCTAATGCCCCATTGCATATCTTGCCTTGATACCTGTGATCTATGTATCGCAATGACCAATCAATCATTCTGAATCCATCAAGGTTTCGATACTTAGTGTTACGCATTTGACCTAAGCCAAAGTGATTTCCATTGGGATTGATAGCTTCTACTCTCCAATTGCTTTCCTTAGTTATCAAGGTGTTAAAGCATTGAAACTCTTTGTAGTTAATGATCCTTGAATGTGCATAAAGCTTTAATGAATCAATTGATGTGCTTTGTTTAACAGCTTCTGTTGCATGAGCCGGTGTCATGCCAATGACACAAAGCCCGCCCAAAACCACCAAGAATCGTCTGCGAGCTAACCGGCTAACCGGCTCGCTAACGAGTCTCGATGGTAGCAACCATGTCAAGCAAGGAGCGTAATCTTGAGCGATTCCAACAGGTTTCATCAACATGTGGATAACACCTGTGGATAACTTTCTCATTGGCTTAACTCACCAATGCGAGCATCATCAACAATCTTGATCCCAAATGTGCCACATCCCATGCATTGGGCAAACCATTCATGCTCTGTTAATTCGGCACCTTTCTTCAAACCAAATCGTTGCTTTGGCTTTCCGTAAAGCTTTTTGCAGATTGAACAATCAAACATAAGGATGTGCATAGTTACTCCATTGCAATGTCTCGATGGGTTGTAAATTAGTTTGAGGCACAGTCCAATTGTTTTGGCTTGTGTTTTTGTATCGTGGCTTTTTAGCTATGGCTACAGGAATCCAGCCAATGATGTGCAGCTTTGGTGAATGACCCGTGACCAGCACAGCAATATCACGATCATCCCGGTCGCTTTCTTGTATCCATAGATTTGATGCAGGATTGGCTGACCATTTGACCTCAATGTGTTCGCCCACATCAGCTTTGGATTTATCCCATGTGATGCCTGGCTGATAGTCATAACCCAATCGCCTAGCCACAACCATTTCAGCTGCCATTGATTCAGCCATTTGCGCTACATATTCAAACCATGAAAGATTCTTTTGAAAGCGCGTGGGATGGTCTGCATTGCGATCCTTGCAATGTTCAATGGCTGACACCATGCATTGAGTTTCATCAACTCTTGTGATCATCGGCAATCACCGCAAAACCAAATCACTTTCTCTGTTTTGTCATAACCTGTTTGGTAACCAAATTTATCTAGTTTGGTCAGCTTTGAGCATTTGTCACATTGCTCAATCTCATAAATCTCTACCACTTCGCCTTGATAATAAAGCTTGCCAAGCATGCTTTGAGGATTAAGAATCTCCATGTAATCGCTCATGGTCACACCTGTGGCTTATATGTGCCATCGCTGGTCAGCACATACCATCGAGGTTTGCATTGATTTTCTTTAATTTTCTCGCTGCAAAAGTATCCGGCCCAAGCTTTAGCTGCATCGGGTTTGCTTTGATTCCATCGCATTGATCCGTGTGAGCACATGGGCGCGGCATTTGCTTCCCAAGCTGTGTCTTTGACTTCTTCGGCTTCTTCTCTGGTCTGATAGCTCGGCACATCGCCATGCTTTGTTGTCCAGTAGTCATAGTCAGCAGCTGGTGTTTCTGTCTTAACCAAGGCCATAACCTCTTTGGTGGCTTTCTCCGTGCCTCCCATGACCAAAGCCATCACGCGCATCAAAGCTGATGTGCAAGTGTCCTCAATCATCCAGCGTTTCATTTTGTCCGGATAAGCTGCCAAATAGCCGTGTGCATAATCCACACCAGCAGGCTCTGTTTCTAGTTGATTTCTAAAAGCTTTAGCTTGAACCAGCACATATCCTTTTTCTGCGTTAAATTCAATGATGAGCGTTTCGAGCCGGCCTTGAGGATAAGTGGCAATCCAGCGGTCGGTGCGTTGCTTGTTGCCTTCGTAATCGTCCATGAACGCCATTAGCGCACCGCCTGAGCTGAGATGTGTCGGCCAACAGCTTTGCCTCGTTGATAACCTTCTTTGTGGCCTTCTTTGTAACCGACTGAATAACTGACAATTGCCCACAAAATGCAGGCAATCGCCATGAGCACAAATAGCCCAATTTCACTTGTTGTCATTTTCTTGCTCCCGTTTCTGGGAGCCGTGTCTCAGCTCCCGAAATAGAGAGTGACAGGCAAAACCGACAAATTCAAGATTCCCGCGTGGATTGTGGCGTGTCGCTACTTCTTCAACGCTATCTCGAGCAGTAGTTGATCCAATCGGCTTTCAATCCTGCTCACTTGATCCTTGAGAGAATTGCCCCCATTCGGTGAAAGCTCGCGCATGATCGATTTCACCATGAATCGCATTGACGAAAAGATGGCACTCAGAAGCACAATGACAAATCCACCGACCGCCATCCATTCGCCCACACTCACTTCTTGTTACCGAATGCCACATCATTTGGATTGGCCCAACGCGCAAGCATTGGTACTAATCCAGCAACTAAGCCCATTGCTAAATCTTTTGGATTTGTGTTGCCAGTCATATAGACAGCCAACATTCCAGCAACCGAGCTTCTTGCCCATGATGCCAACAAAGCTTTTGCTTGATTCATTATTTCTCTCCTTTGGGTCTGTCCGGTAAATCACCGGTAAATGAGACATAAGCCGGTCGGCCATATCCCACAACAAATGACCGCGCTCCCAAGGTGCGTGATTTGACCATCACTTCACCGCCGTTTCTTTGATCTCCAGCTCCCGATGTGTTGCCTTCAATTGTCACGATTTGTTTTTCCGATGCCCGAATCACTAAACCGATGTGATTGATTGTAACCTTGTCATCAATGATAAAATCGAAAAAGACAAAATCGCCAATCTTTGGTGTTTCGTGCCATTGCTTGTTTTTCTTAAATGCCTCAGCCCCGGCTTTTGTGCTGACCACATTTGGCACTTTCACACCAGCTTGATCCGCGCACCAATTAAGAAATGACCCACACCATGGCAGCTTGTCAGCCTTCATGTGTTTGCCATACTTTGTCTCGTTGTTTCCAGTCTCAGCTGTGCCAACCTCGGCAAGAGCGATTTGGATCAATCGAGGCAATGTACCTTGTGGGAAATTACTCATCGTCCGAAATCATTGGTGTGGATAGTGCCGCTTGTTGCTCGTCATAAGTTGATTTTAGCATAGAGGTAAATTGCTCGTTGCCGTGGTCTATCGTGACATATTCAACTTCATCACCAGTCATAAAATTGGTTACTGTCTCATAGGTTACATTGTTCATTTTTATAACTCCGCACTTAGTCCGAGATACGCTGCTGCATTATTTTGATTTATTATCATATAACTTTGAGTGGTTGCAGTTAAACCACTTGCCACAGTAATGAAAAGTAAAGTTATATCTGGTGCTGCTTGTGAAATTGTGCAACCAGTTACAGTATAACTTGCAGTAATTATTTGTAATGCCAATAAAGAAAAATCAACACTTGTAGGAGCAACACGCATTGTTACTGGATGTTTAATCTGTTGATAAGAGTTAGTAGTACTGCCAGCAATACCGCCTGAACCTTGATAAACCAACGCTCCAGTATTGCGGAAGTAGTAACGCTGGCAGGCGGCTAATTCTCCTTGAAGTGTTGCCCCATTAGTGCGGAACGGTAGTGCCACGCTGCCGATGTCAATTTGTACGCCAGTTATTTCGTAGTAATCGTTCGCACCTGCTGTGCCAGTTGGAGAATAAAGAGCATATGGTGCTAATTGTGTAGCCGTTGCACCAACTGTGCCAGTAACTGTAAATCTTTGCCAAGTTGTTGTTAAAGTGGCGGTAGTGCTTGCAACTACGACTGCTCCTGTAAATCCACCCGCAAAGAGATTTGCATCAGTAGAAGTTCCAGAATATAGGTACATAGTCAATGCGTTAGATGCAGAAGAATAATTTGCGCCTGCTCTTGCATAAAAAGATATTGTGACTGTTTTGCCAGCATAAGGAATACAGACTGCAGATTCCATAGATTGAGATAATTCAACTCCTGTTGTGGTGGTGCTTCCAGCAGTTCTTTGTGCTCTTAAACAATATTGGATATTAGGAAGATTTGTTGTATCGCCTGTAACCTGTCGGCTATTGTTGTAATGCGTACCAGTACCCTTTTGCCATCTGTCAGCAGTATAGATAGAAGCAGTTGTTGCAGATGTAGTGCCACGCTGCCAGATTTGCATCGCTGAATTAAGAATGGGATTAGAAATTACTGTTCCAGCCGTGTAGCGCAAGCCTGTTGAAGTGGAACTATCTGCTACGAGTGTGCTTCCGTTGGCTCCAGCTGCGAGATTGTCAAAAGTTGCTGATCCCGTGCCAACAATCAAATCACCTTTTGCTGTGATTTCTGTTGCCATGGAGTTTGTGATTGTGACTGTGCCTGATGTGCCACCGCCTGAAATGCCTGTACCTGCTGTCACACCCGTAATGTCTCCAGCTGCATCAGTTACCCACACAAAATCCATGTCGGTGTTTGAATTCTTTGACAGCACTTGTCCGGTCGTGCCACCTTTTAAATCAGCCAATGATGAATCAACAGCTTGACCAAATACCTCAAAATCGGCAGGCAAATCCGTAACCAAATCTGTTGGTGTTGGCATTTGCCATCCAAAATTGCTTGTTGGATTGCTCACTTTTTCTCCTTACGCTACGACTAACGCATCGGCCCAATTTAGGCTTCCGCTAATTGAATTCCATGTTTCCAACGCTGAAACATCTTGCCATTGCATGGCTTGCAAGCTAAATGACAGCGGAGAAATTATCGCGGTAACTGATACCGAATTGTATGAGGCACGCCATGACCAACCTTCCACAAATCCAAGGTAAGTGCCTGCAGCCATATTGAGTGGCAAATCTGTAATGCGTAGAGGTAAGCCCATAAAAATGGAAATCAAGGCATCCCGGTCAGCATCATCAATTTCTGAGTTTGTCAGCTCAAAAGTGATTTGGTTAAACATTGCTTGAGGATACGATCTGAGAGTTAGATAAAATGCTGCCTGACTTTCGGCATCAGCTTGATGCTTAATGGTTGTTGTGATTATTTGAGCTAATCGGCCGTATAAGCCAACCGAGGTTGCATCAGTATCTGTGACCTCGGAGGCTGAATTGGTGCCATATTTGATAACAATTTCATTTCGAATGTCACCAGCTCGGGTTTGCACAAAAAGTGAATTAGCAATGGCTTGAGCTGCCGATACATCGGTATATCCATTCGTGGCCAAATAAATTGAGCGATGGTCTGCCGAGGCATATGAAATTTGGCCTTGAGCGTTTTCATATATGTAGCCCAATCCCGATGTGGCTAGAGCTGAAACCAATGAATAAACATCAATTGTGGATGATGATCTGGCTGCTAATTCATAGCTGCCGGGTGTGTCAATTTCGCCCAATCCGGTGTTTTCTGCATCTTGCCATTGGGTGGTTGGATCATAGGTTGCCCATGTAAGAGCTGCTGGCACCTCATTCCAAGAGTTGATGAGCAGGTCTGTCAGAATTGTCAGAATCTGATCCCCATCAAAATCCTGTGTGAGCACGCCATCGGTTAAAGCTTTTGGCAATCTAGCCAAAGCTCCAAGAGCTGTAATGGATACCGATTGATTGATGCCCACAACACCTGATGCAGCTATGCCAATGCCAAAATCAACGACTGTGCCACCAAAAATTGGCACAAATGTAGCTGTGGAATTTTGCAATTCGACAGTCACCGAATCATTGATTTCAATGTCAATGTTTGATTGATCCAAATTGATTAACTCAAGGCTGACATATCCGGCATTCGCCTGCTCATAAATGTTTGTGCGCCCGGTTGTGATTGAAAGATTGGCCAACGCATAATTTGTGTATTCAATGCCGCCAATTTTGACACGCCAAACAGGATTGAAAATGCTCATTAAATGCCAATCAGATTTGTTGCACCATTAGTGCCACGATAATAAGAATTGTTGAAAGCCTCTGTTGCAGCACGGGTGAAACCTTCTTCATCAATTATTGATGCAGCATTGACATTGATTACAATTCTTTCAGCTGTAGATAACCCACCAGTTGCAGCTGTTCGAGCAGCAGCAGCTGTAGCCCGTGCATCTCTCAATCGAGCTGTTTCAGCTTTTAGTTCTTCACGCCTCAAAATGGCAGCTTGCATAGCTGGTGAATAGGCATCAAGCGGTGCGCCTGTAAATGTCGGTGAATTGGCTGATGGCATAAATGTATTTCCACCAGTATCAAATCCGGGATATTTGCCGAAATCTGCTCCTTCGTTCGGATTGGTTGAAACCTTTAAAGATTTGTCATTGGAATCGCCAAAGAAAAAGCGAGTGACCGGATTATCTTTAACAAAATTCACAAATTCTTTAATCTTGGTGACTGTGCTTGAGATGAATCCAACAAGCTTTGAAAAGCCTGTAACTAACCCACCAACGAGTGTGCCAATAGTTTCAAGAGCGAGTTTAAAAGTACCACCCAAAAGTGGAGCAAGATACTTCTTGATGAAATCCCACACTTTAGCGAGCGCATCATAGAATGGCTGCAATTCTGCTGAATTTTCTGAAAGTGCTGTTTTGATTTTATCAAATGCAGATTTCAATCCAGCAAGGATTGGCCCAACAACAGACCCAATGGCCGGGATAATTTCCTCATATAAGAATCTCCACCATGTTGTTAAAATTGGCAATAGATCATCGCGGATTACTTTAAAAATGGCAGCAAATGCCGGCCCCAAAGTTTGACCCAATTTGTTTGCAAAATCTGTAATTGCTGGAATGCCTTTATTTACAAAGCCGTTAAGCAATGGGGTAAGAGCATCAAGCACATATGATCCGACAGTTTCTTTGGCTTCATCAAATGCCACATTTAATCTGAGCATTTTGCCTTCAAAAGTATCGGCTTGCTTTGATGCTTGGTTTTCAAATGTACCGGCCAATTTAGCTGTGATTTGCTCAAATGACATAGTTTTAAGCTCTGCAGCACTAATGCCAACGCCTAGTTTTCCAAGAGCTGTATTCTGACCTTCGGCGCTTTTTGCAAGCGCATTTGAAACAGCCTCCAAAGATTTTCCAGAGCCGGCTGAAATATCCAGAGCCAAAGCTTGTAATTCTTGTGCTCGAGTTACATCTTTTGTGCTTCTCAATAGACGATCTAGCGATGGCCTAAGCTCATCATCGGTTCGTCCGGTCAATAAAGATGTTTTGAGAATCTGTGCTTCCACCGCTTTAATTTGAGCATTTGTTGCACCGGTGACATTTTCCAAAGTAGTTGCCAATTTAGTTTGTGCAGCTTGGTCAGCAACGGCAGCTTTGACACCATCAATGAGCAATTTGCTGGCATAAGCTGCAGCAGCTACACCGGCAGCAGCAAATGCAATGCCGGCTTTCTTGCTGAAATCGCCTAGTTTTGAACCAAAGCCTTCAACCTCGGCTGAACCTGTGGTGAGCTTCTTTTTTAGATCATCAATATCAGCAAGAATTGAGAGCTTGAGTGTTCTACTTTGACCGGCCATCACCACTCCTTCAAAATCTTAGTAAATGCATTCTCCCATTGCGCGATGATGTGTGGCTGTTCGGCTCGCAAGGTTGGATATATGAAATATCCAGCTGATCCACCGCGAGGCCCACGACCTGACCAGATCGGGAATTGCTTGAATTTAGTTGATCCAAATTCATAACCACCCCAAAGCTGTTGGGTTGTACCTCCACCGCTAAATTTCTGAGATACAAAGCCAAATGACAATTCACCAATCTTTGATGACTTGCTTACCCGTGAGCCTTGGGCAATGCGTGATGCCGCTTTATTTGGCCGACCACTAGCTGATAAAATGATTTTGGATTGCACATAAGTGGCCAATCCATTTGAAACGGCTTTTGCTTGTGTGACAGCACCTTCATCCATAGCTTTAAAAGCTCTGGTGATTCCGCGCAAATCACTCTTATCATAAGTGATTGGATCAGTTGCCATCTCTTGTCCTTAGAATCTCAAAAACAGTTAAAACATCTTCGGCCGTTTGAAACTCTGATCGTGACAATCCGGTGGTGATTGCTAGTTCCCAAAGAATCCGGTTTATTGATCCGGATTCGTAACTTTTGGGTTTTCGGTTTCTCCCATGCTGATGTCAGTCACAGTTTCGCACCACGCCTCAAATGGCTTGACAGGCTTTCCGGCTGCCTCGCGCTTGCTTGCGTGATACGCCAAAAACATCAAATCTGCAATGCCCAATTTCTCAGATACTTGCTGAATCGTGTTTCCGGTTTTCTGTTCCCACTTCATCCACTCCGGTGGGAGCGCGGTATAGGTTGCGCTCTCCCCGGTAGTGAATTCGATTGTGATTGGTAGTTTCATGCTCCCGTGTCCTTTTCTATTAAGTGATTGTTAAAATAGGTGTTGTCACGCATGTGAATGCAAGCGAAACAGTCTGTGCATCTGGTGCTGTGCCTCCAGCTGATGGCAGAATTGGCTGCACATCAAAAGCAAACGATGCTCCAGAATCTGCTCCAAATATGACAGAAAGACCAGTATTTGGTGCGTTTGTTGCAGCTGTCCAAAGTTCTTCACAAAGTGAATTTGCTGCGCCCCAATCAGCCAACATTTCAACAGCAAATGAGCCTTGAGTGTCGGTTGTAAAGTACGCCTTGCCATCGAGTGTCTGATATGTGTTGATTGTTGAATCAACAGTCAAAGTCGCTGATGTAGCTTGAGCATCATAACTATCACCAGCAATGGTGAAAGTGATGTCTCTGCCCGTGATGATTGTTGTTGGCATGATTTCTCCTTAGTTGGTGTAATAGGTGCTGACTTGTAAATCGGCTGTGAGGTATTTGCC